TGTTTTTTAGTTCGTCTTTAGAGTAAGTGTTACTCATTAATTCACCTTTGGTATTTGGTGTGGGGTGGCTATTCATCTCTGCCATTTTATTTGCACTTAATGGGTATCTCATGATATTGTTTCCTTTTTTATTTATTGATTTCATACCACTTACACGTTGCTAAAAGAATAAAGTTCCAAAGTATTTTAAATTAAATTGTGGGGGGATGAGTGGGAATAGCTCACAGCATTATAAAATTATATCATCAATACTATAGTAGTTATTAATAATTAATATAGTATATATAGTATAACATATAGTATGTGACGAGGAATAACTACCTACTTGCATAAAGTTATTAACATTCTATTAATACACGTGGATAACTTGTGAATAACTACCTACGTGCATAATATAAGTATTTATTATTGCTTTACTTACGTGCATACAATATAATATATATATGTGGACAACTTTACAACTACCATACAACTACTTTACAACTACCTACGTGCATAATCTTATTACTTACTTGCATATTACCTACGTGCATAAAAAATATATATGTTTATTTTTAGACAAAAAAAGGGAGCTCGAAAGCTCCCAATTTTCAATAAGATAGTATTTATTATTCCAAGTAATCTTTCTCTTCTATCTTATGTTCGGCAATCTCAAAGAAATTGACATCCCTAAGTCCGCCACTAACAAAGTCTATAATGAAGCTGGGTTGAATATCTTCATTATTAAGCGCATCATATGCCCATTCTTCAAGTTTCTTGCTTAGGTCGTAAGTATCTTTAGCGCTTCGTATTATTTGATTGATTTCGTGGTAAGTGGGCTCGTCATTTTCCATCCATAAACCGATGTTCCATGTTTCCCAATTAGACCAGCCATTGTATGATTTATTCATTTAATCACCAACCCGCTTTTTTTGACAACCTTTTTAACTTGTCTTAATACGTGTTTATTTAACATGGTATGTATTTTACATACATCGTCTGTATATTGGTTATGTTTCTTCATGGTATCGGCGGCTTCATCTGGACTCATGTTAAAACGCTTCATGATATACGAATATGCCTGAACTCCTTTTAGCTCTAACGTGTTATCTGTTTTCATCTTGTTTCCTTTTTATTGATTAAGACCCTATCAAATACAATAGGGTTTCGAGTATTAAACTCTCTTCAGTTAATCTTTTAAGACTGCGTCACTAAGCAAATCAAGCGCCTCTCTTATCTTGTGTTTTCCGTTGGTATCAAATAAACCAAAATAGGCTTTAACGTCTTTCAGTCTCCATTTACTATGTGGCTTTATACCTTTACAAAACAGGCTTAAATCACGTTTTGAACAGATTAAATTATAAACGCCCCGATTAACTCCGAGACCTTGTTTGTTATCCAAGTCTGTTAAAAATTGGCAGTCTTCATGTATGTTTATTTGTATCATCTTTGTTTCCTTTTTATTGATTAAGACGGGGAACTCGTCCCCGTTTCGGGTAATTAACCCTCGTCAGTTAATCTATAGATTTAAAAGAAATCTTATGTTTTTCTCTGTTTGCTTATCTTCTTTATGCTTCGTTAAAATAAAACCCCCGTCCTTCACCTTAAAATATCTGATGATATTGGCGTTTTGTTCATTGCTCATTGAACCCCATGTATACACATTCAGACCTTTATGTGTAATATGGAATACGACCTGCAGGGGAAAAGTATTACCTCTCAAAGTGTCTATTCTATATGAAGCAGTAACGTTACCTTCTGGAGTTTCAAGTACTACCTTTCTATCTGTAGCATCTATGACCCTGAATGAGTCTAATCTATTAAGCACTCTCTGTAAGTCATCCATTGTATTGTTTAGTAAGTCGTCCATTGTATTGTTTCCTTTTTGTTTGTTAGTTGTTGTTATCATAATAAGTATATCACTCTCATTAAATAAAGTTCCGTAGTTTATTAAAGTTTATTTAATTTATTTAGTGGCTGGTATTGGGTAGGCTGGACTTGTTCGCCTTGCTTGTTTACGTGGAGATTTTCAACCTACTTGCAAACTCGATTCAAAAAACTCAATAAGATTATTTCAACTTGAAATCGGTTTGGGGGGTACTATCAAAATAATATAAGAGAGACAAAGATAGTGATATAATTTTTTTTAATTTTTTTTTTAATTTATCTATTGACATAGCATATCTCCGGGTACTATTTTATATAACTATGTTATATATAGCTATGTTATATAACATCTCTACTATGCTACTATACTACTATACTCATACTTGCAAACTACTATACTACTATACTACTATATGATATAGCTTAGTTAATACCATAGTACCGCTCGGCGATTTTAACAGAATAACACAATAACATCAATACACCACCCAGCTATTCTTCAACATATATATTCTTCTTCTATATTGCTGACTTGTTGTTATAAATTACAGCATGGAATTAAGTAGAGCATACAATAGTACCCGCATCAAGCGGGGTGACGCTGAATCTTATAGTGACGTTAGTATCTTTGAAAACTTCAATGAGATAAAAAAGTTATCTGAAGACATAAGTTTACTAGAGATTGTAAACCCAACGTCTTCTGTATGTGGAAAACTTATGGAAATCGTAGCACGAGCCAAATGTCTGAAAGAATTTGAAATATTACCTGATGGTGACTTGTTTTACAACAACCCATCAAGAGTAGGGAGTCCGGAGGGAGAAGGACAGGCGAGTGTGAAAGCATAGTGTTGGGTGTGGCTCTCTAATGTATACAAGAACGGTAAAAGGCAAAGAGTACGTTTTATACGAAAACGAAGAAGAGTTTCGTAAAAAAAGACCAAAAAGCAATATACAAGACAGTTGGCGTACTGCGAAAACGGGTCAATGGATAAAGTCGGACGATGGTAAGATTACAAAAGTCATAAAACGTGGCTCAATGTCCCACAATAAAAAAAGCATAGACTATATCAGGACAGTATTAGGGATGGCGAATTGTGAGCGTACTGCGTTTTTAGGTGGCGACCCTGTTTCGGATATATGGCGTTTTGGTAAGGTTCACTATAAACAGGAAAAATCAAATACAAGACTATCTATAAAAAAACGTATATTTGCTAAATATGTAGCATCTGGTTTAGAGCCACTTGATGCCTATATGAAGGCATATCCTGATTGTTCAAGTGAAATGTATGCCAAAGACCGTATTCAAATTTTATTAAAAAGCGAGAGGGTTAGAAAATTGATAGATAAAGAGATTGAGGTTTTATTAAGTGACTCTGGCATTACGAAATCATATCTACTAGAGCAGACAAAAGACATCGTTGATAAAGGTGACGCTAGAGATTCTGACAAACTAAGGGCATTAGAAACCTTAATGAAAATATCTGGCATGCTAACTGCTGAAAAACACACAGAGTCATTAGCTCTTATTCAAGAGTTCACTGGCTTTAGTCAGGAAAAACTAAATGCTTTTAAAGCTGGAGTGTTACCAGAGCATGGAAAAAAAGAATAATATATTTATTCCGGTTAGGTTCGCTACGGCGTACGAATTAGACGAATTAATTTGCGGTGCAATATTCTGTCCAGCTTGTGATTGCCAGTTAATGGGCAGAGATATTATGAACAAAATGCCTGTAGTTGGCATTTTAGATGACCTAGAAGGCTGGATGTGTGATATATGCGACAGTGTGTTCGACTTACAAGATAAACTGCTTAATATAGGTGAATTTGATTCATATGACCAAGAGATTGCGGTAGCGTAGTGTATAAAACATTACTTGGAATGGCAAATGGAGGTTTAGTGCCTACTGAATCTTCGTCTACTAAAGTACATAGTAATATAGATAATTTGATACTTCAATCAGAGTTAGATAAATTTGCTCAAACAGGTTGGTTCTCTGAAGACAAAACACAGAAATATAAAGGTGGAACTGGTGATGTAGTAGCAAATGTGGCAATGTCTCCACTCATAGCCGCTAAGAAAATTCCGTCTTTATTAAAAGCAATAAAGGATATGGGATTAAAGAATCCATTGTATCACTTCACTTCTGCCCCAAAAGCAAGCGGCATAATTAAATCTGGTACAATAAAAGGGACTGAGAGAGCTTTTCCCAGTAAAGGCTTTAAAGGAGATTTGCC